ATTATTTTATTCTGTCTCCTATAATAATGCTTTTGTGAAGCATTCGTAAACTGAATGTTAACTACAAGCACTACATAAGTACATTTAATTCAAGTTCAGTCCCAGTAAACGCAAAAAACAAATTCTGCAATTGATGAACATATTTACATTCAACTGGCTTAACAATACCTAGCATTCCCTTTATTCCTATATGGTTATCAAACCAAACAATATTATTGTGTTCCGCATCTAACATTTTGTTATTAAAGCCAAAAGCGTTTAACCATTCTTCTGTAAGTTCAATTGGTTTGAACCTGTCAAAGTTTTTATCACCAGCGGTATAGTGATTTACAAAGTCCTGTCCTTGTATTGTTGCCGTACTTCCGTATAAATCAACTTTATTCCCTATTCTAAATTCTTTTGCTTTCATTTCGTTATTTAATTAAATTTATTTTTCAATTTACCGTGCTAGTAGTTAACAATGTATAAAAGCCATAGAAAAAATGGCTCTTATACTAAACGTTAGACACCATTTTGTAGCACTTCACCATCCCAAGCAATCCAATAAAAATTATTCCAATCTATATTTTGAAGCTCTTTAATTTTATCTTCAACTCTTGTTTTTAATTCAGAAACAGCTTCTTCCTTATTTTGTCCATAGCCATTTAAGTAAATATTAGATTCACTTTCATCAAGTCGGGCATCGTAGGATTGCCATTTCTCTTTTCCATCGTTGTGTACTTGTAATTTTATCATAAAACGGTGGCTAACAATGTATAACAAATAGCCTTATTAGCCGTTTTTAGAAACTACTTGCTGTTAATTTCATACCTTTATTCTGTGTAATACTAACCAAAATTATCTATATCGGCACTATCCCAGTATTTTATCTCACAACTAATACATTCCAAATCTTCTAATTCACTTTTACTCATTTTGGCAAGGTGGTTTATGTTTTTTTCGTGTTCAGGTATTATTTCACCACACGCACTACATATAATACCGTGTGTAGGACATTGCCCATTTCTTTTTTTGTTTTCTGTTTTCATAATTTGTTTGTTTAGCTATTTATTAATTTTTACGTTGTGAATACATTCAGCCACCCACCCAACTAAATATGCATAATGCTCATCCTTACCTTCATCAAACCCTATGTTCATCTTGCAGCTATAAAATATTGATGAAGCAACATGAACAGCCTCATGGCTAATAGTTTTTACTGTCATACTTTTTTTTGATGTAAATACTGCAATTACTCCCATCTCAAGTGTATCTTTTAATGAAACGTCAAACACCATAGCTTCACATTTACTTGAGAAATCTGGCTCTATATTGTATTCATGGTGAAATTTATCATTTATAACCTGAATATTATTTGTTATAACTACCCATAATTTTCTAGGATATATAACAGGGTTGAACTGATGAAACTGAATGTTTTTATTTACCTTCTCCATATTTATAATCTGTTTTATTTTATACTGTTTCAATAATTATGTTTTTGTGAGCATTCGTAAACAAACCTGTTGTACGCAATTTAAGAAAGGTCTGCACTCTTATAATCAGAAGGCTCAAACCCGTTGTTCCATAAGAACAAACTACCTTTTTTTAATACAGTTCCATTATCTCGATGTTTACATTTAAACTTTCTTTTTTGAATTTTACTTTCACATTTTAATCCATCTGAATTAATAAAGTAGACTAAGTCGCCTTCTTTTATTTCTTTTCCATTGTAAAGTCTTGTTTTTTTAAATAATCCGAACATAATAAACTGCGCACAACATTGTATGTAAATTAGTGGTGTTATACGTCTTTTTAACCACTTTTAGCTGTTTAATTTAGTTTAAGCTTATTGGCAATATTTTAGCTATTAATCGCCCACTGCTTCGTTTATCATCGGAATGATATCTTTTAATCTTTTTGCGTGAAAATCAGCATTCCCAGTTTCGTTATTAACAGCTTCCCACCAAATACATTTGTAAGGTGTGTGGTAACCGTGATTCCATATAGTGTAACCTCGATAAAAACGGCTGCTAACAGTACCTATATTTTGTGGTTTATTCGAGTTCATAAGTTTGTATTTAATTATTAATTCGCTAACTGTATCGCCTTCATGTCTCAGGTGTAGTTACGTAGACGGTTATCAATATTTCGCTTTTATCCTTAATTGAATAAACAAATGTAGTTATTAATATCGGATATATGAAATATTTATAGTTAACGTTGTCTAAAGTTTTCTCTGATAATACTTTTGTTTGCCATATGGACCAAATACTTTAGTGGAAGACACATGCTCCCAGTCGTCTAAACTCCGCAGAATATCATTAATCTCACGGGTCTTATACCGGTCCATATCTTCTTTCTCTTTGCCTAAGCACTCGCACCATACTTCTGCAACGCATATAAAATCACGCTCCTTGGTTCCTCTTGCGCTTAACTCATCTTGTAAATAACTTCTACGTTCGTATACATCGCGGTGCTCCCAGTTGTCTGGCAAAGATACGTTTATGAACTCTTCTATAATTCCAGTACGCTCATCAATTTCACTGTGTTTCTTTTGCTCAACTTCGGCCGTTTTCTCAGCTTCTGTGCTAAGGTATAGTGGCTCACCTTTTTTGAACAAGTCTACGGCTTCTGCCCATACTTGGTCAATAGTTTCTTTACATTCCATAAACTCAATGAGCTCTTTGTTATCCCTAACGCGTAGACTGTGTATAGTTACAGGCATGAATCTTCTGTTACCGCTAGCATCTTTTAGGAATGCGCTTTGGTTAGTTGTTGCAACAAATACGCACTGCCTCTTATATGTCTCAGAAGTTCTAGCGTATGCTGGTCTAAACATATCTTCTTGCTTTGATACAAAGTGCTTAGTTGCTTCAACATCAGCTTTTCTAATTCCTGCTAGCTCAGCCATTTCTATTATCCAAGCTCCTTGTATTTGCTCTAGCGCTTCTTTGCCCTGTACAGTCATAAACGTATCAGAGAACCATTCCTGGCCCAAGGCTTTAAAGAACGAACTTTTACCCGTTCCCTGGGCCTGGCTTATAAGAGTTAACACTAAATCAAATTTAATACCTGGTTTAAATATCCTTGCCACAGCCCCAACCATCATCTTTCGGAAAGCTTCTCGTACATAGAGCGAATCTAAGGCCCCGAAATACTTTATAAGTACTTCGTCCAACCTAGGTGTTTCATCCCAACTGAGACTACGTAGGTAGTCCTGGACAGGGTGAAACGAATGCTTTTGAAACTCTAATGCGATTGCATCATCTATTTTTAGATTTCCGGTTATGCCATATAAGCTTTCGATGTAATTTCTAATTCCGCTAAAGTCTACGTTTTTAACAGGCTCTGGTGTAGGAATTTTTCTCCACGGCATGTTGCCAAACACATAGCTCTTACCATCAAATAGGTTTTGCTTGAATAAACCTTTCAGCCGTATGTCATTTGCAAATATAAGATTTATATTAACCGCTGTGGATAGGTAGTCGCTTTTACCATTCACTTCCATTTCCTTCATCCAGTCAACATCATCATTATCAATCTCTAAATCATCTGCAAAGTCATACTTAGCATTTGCTAAGTTTTCTACAGCTATTACTTTTTTAACATCAGCATCTTTGCGGATAAATTCAACCATACTTTTGTAGCTCTTGGCTGCTCGGCCTGATTGATTATCTTCGTCTTGGTGACCAAACTTGTGTATACGCACTAAGTCAAAAGCATTACACAGTTTTCCACCGCACGGGTCTGTGCCATGATGTGAGAACGCAAACTTGTCGTCATAAAGCATCATACCAGCTGCAGTGGTTCCTTTTGTATATGTATAGCGTCCATTATTTACACTCACGTATTCATCTGGTAGGAATTTTGCTATAGCTTCTGTTATGGAATAGGTCCTACAGAACGTTCCTATTATACCTTTCTTGCTTTCTGGGTCTTCTTGCTTTTCAGCATTTGTTTTTATACCTTGTATCTGCTTCTCTGCTGTTGGCCACAAACTAGAGTCTGTCCAGTCTATATAGCTCGCAAGTACTTCATCTGCGTCAATCCACTTGCCATCTTGAAATTTAAAGTAGTAGTCAATATCTTTTGGGTTGCTGGGCCAAAACATTAATCTATTTGTTTCAAAAGTAGTATTATCAAATAGCTCAATATTTAGCATACCGGCCACTTGTCTGGCTATAGCAACGTATTCATCTGGTGTTACTTCTCGGCTGAGTGGTATTAGCAATCTGAAACGTGGGCTGCTTTCGTGGTGTGAGTGTGTTGCGTGAAGTACCGCGGCATTGTCAAACTGCATTTGAAAATCAGACCAAAATTCACCGTGTGCAAAATCAATGTCAAGTGTTAATAACTGCTTGTGCATTACATTCTGTGGATTTCTTTTTCCACCACGTAAATATCCGCCCACGTAGCCCCCGGCGTCTTTTATCTTTGATTGCTCTTCTTTACTTGCTGCTCTATACTCTTTAAAAGTTTCAGTGGTTTTATGTTCCTCTGAAAGTCTCTGCACAAATTCAGACCAGTTGAACTTAGTGTTTTTCCACACTTTGGACCGTACCGAAAGTCCTACGGCAATGTCTATTTTTCCGTCAAATTTCATTTTTAATCTTTTTTGTAAAAAGGTGTTACAAACCCGTCTGCTGTTAATATTAAATCTTCTGCCCAGTCTAATCTTTCTGCCATTATATCATATATTTTATCTAACTCAACTTCGGCATTATCTGTTGGCGTTTCTACTATAACTTCATCATGCACGTGCATAACTATGGCATGGCCTGCTTTGTCTAGCCGTAGCATTGAAACACCTAGCGCATCTCGTGCGATAGCTTGTGTTATATTCTCTACAAACTTACCGCCGTAGGATTCTACCCAGCCCCATTTTTTGGTATCGGGATCAGGCCCCTGGTACTTCACTGAAGGTCTCCCCCACTTATTTGTTGTAATGGTTGGTGTTTGATATATAAGCTTCCGACCCGAAGGTAGTTTAATTGTTAGAGCTTTCTGCTCTATTCTGAAAGTTAAATTTTTATATTTTTCTAATACTACTGTTTTTCCTGTGCGAACTGTCTGAATAACTGCTTTATCAACTGCTGCCCAGAGCCGTACAATTTCAGGGTTATTACTACGCCACAAAACTACAATGTGTTTCATTTCTGCTTCTGATAAACCCATTGCTTCACCACCCATCTGCTTCATAGCTCCTATAGCTCCTTGGTAGCCTAAAGCTAATTCAGATATTTTACCTTTCCTACGCATTTCGCTGTCTACGGCTGCAATTGGTATGTTATACATCATTGCTGCAGAGGCTTCATATATCTTGCCATGTGTAGCAAATATCTTTAGTCTCCACTTTTCATCAGCTAACCATGATAGAATCCGGGCCTCTATTGCTGAGAAGTCTGCAATTGCAAGGGTGTGACCCTCTTTAGCTATCAGTGCCGTCCGTATAAGCTGTGATAGTACATCTGCAACGTTATCATACAACATTGTTACTAGATTATAATTACCCTTAGATATGTAGTCTCTTGCTACTTCTATGTTTTTGATGTAGTTTCTTGGCAGGTTTTGTAGCTGTATTAGGCGCCCAGCCCATCGTCCCGTTCTACTAGCACCGTAGAATTGGAAAAGACCGTGGGCCCGACCATCTTCCGTTGTGCAATTTTGCATTGCTAAGTATTTTTTTACGCTTGTTTTAGAAGCTTGTTGCCTTAGCATTAGTACTTCTTTTATATCACCCGAATTAGGCACCAAGTCAGCGGCTTCTAGTAGTTTAGGAATCTCGGCTTTAGCAAGTGATTTGACTTCTTTCTGCATTGCGGTTCCTAACCACTCGCATAGCTGCTTGGCGCTATTCGGGTTTGCTAGTTTAGTTATTTTTTTCATTTTAGCAATCAGTATTGGTTTGTTAAAGCCGTTTAATCTGACTGCATTATCGGACATATTAGTGTCAACTAATATTCCACGATCATTTATTTTTTGGTCTAACATATACAACTCACGTTCGCTATCTGGGAGTGTGAAGGTGTCCAGTAATACGCCAATTTCTCGCTCAGCTTCCACGTCGTTGATACAGTAAACTTTGAACTCTTCCCAGCCGGCCAAGTCGTGGTGTGGCAAATTTCTTTCTCTTTGGTCATTTGCTATCGTTGGTTTACAGGGTATGCAAAAATACCTTATTAGGGCACTACCGGTTTTTAACTTTCCTTTGTCACCTAGCCTCATTGCATCAGAGATAGCTTGTAAGCCTAGTGGGTACCCGCAGTAGCCTGCTTTGATTGCTGAGCAATGCCACTCTTGTATCGGTACATCAATTCCTATTGCTTTAAAAGCTCTGCGTTCAAATATTGCATTATGCGCATGCTTTTCTACTTTAGGGTCATACATTGCATCAATAAATGCCGTGGGTATTTTTTCACCTTGCGCTACATCAATTATTATTACGGGCTCATTGTTGAATGCGTACGCTAGTAAAGTTATCTCAAAGTCAAGTGACTCACAATATTTGTAGACACCCGCGGTCCTAATATCCACTGAGCTATAAGTCTCAACATCAATGTGTAGTTGTATCATTTTGTTTTATTTTGTTAGGAGAAAGGAGTGGATTCGAACCACTGTACTTGGTGTATAACTCCAATGCTTTTACCACTAAGCTACCGATCTCTAAGAGGGTGGAATCCAGTTCCTTATCACTCGTCATGCAATATGACATAACCTCTATGCTAATTTCTATTTTAGTAGCTGGGACAGGAGTCGAACCTGTAAGCTGTTTGTCGCCAGTCTTGAGGATTTCCAACCTCCCTGCATCTACCATTTCTGCTACCCAACTAACAGCACCATTTTACAGCTGGTTGCTTTTACTATCCTCGTAGTCGAGAAGTGAATCTCAAAGCCGCTTGTAACCAAGCTAAGTGCTAGCTAGGAGAATCGAACTCCTATGACACCTTTAATTATTATGTCTGCTAGCTCCATTTCTACATTAAGTCGTTAGCATCATCTGGCGCGCCAAAATCATCAGTAGCTGATGTTCTTGCACCACCTAGTTTTTCGCCGTCTTCTGTTTTCTGCACGTTGTTTAGACCTGCTGCTACACCTTTGTTTCCTGCTACGTTGAAAGCAAAGAAATTAACTGAAGCTCTACCATAACATCCGCTATAGAACTCTTCTGGGTCAGTGATCTCTTTTTTATACTGGTCTATAACACCAGGTTTTCTGTTTGCATTTGCGTTAACAAACATGCAATTTTCGTAGCTTTCATCATCTGGTCTTTCTTTGTCACCGTCTCTTAACGGGTTCTTGAAAACTTTTGGTACTTTGCCGCCAAATTTTGCTTTGCCTTCTTCAAGTGCTGTTTGAATCGCTTCTTCGATTTCTTTAATAAGTTTTTTGTTCTCTTTTGGAATAATAAGTGAGACACTGTATTTTTTTTCCATACCCTCTTCCATTGCGGAAGGTTCGAAAACATGCACATAACTAAATCTAACATTGTCGTTAAGACCTGTAATTACTCTTGTTGTTGCCATAGTTGGTAAACTTTTTAATTATTAATAAATTTGATAATACGAATATAGGTATAACTTTCGAGATATAAAAATATAAACTGTTAATAAATCGAAAATTATTTTTAGCGTTATTTTTGCAGAATATGTATTATTCTGAGAAGTCATCCACTGCTTGTTCGATACCCATAGCTGGGCGTTTGTCTGCTTCTTCTGCTAATATTGGCGCACCCGCGGGCTTTATAACATATTCCCCAAGTAACCCACCAAATTCACTTTTGCCAACTAGTTTTTCAATTGCGCCTATACCGTTTAACTTAGTAGTAGTATAAGCATTCTCATTGAAGCCTTTAGTTTCTAACGTTTTAATAATAGCAGGCTCGTTGCTCCACTTACGCCTAGCTGTGCCTTCTACAAGTTTATAGCCTTTCCATTTTTTACCAGCTATTGCTTCGTTTTTAATATACTCAGCTACTGCACTAACCCAGTCAACTAGCATAGGTTGTTGCTTGTATACGTCTAGCAATTGATCGTCTGTCAACAAATATGGATCTGCAAATTCATGTTTAGCTAACTCTACGTTTTGCGCGGCTAATGTAGCGCACATAGGTTTTACTTTACACCACTTGCACCATGAACCAGCTTTCTGTACGCCATCACCTACATACGCCATCGCGGCTTTAGGTTTAACAATACTTTCAGCCCAGTCTATTAAATCTAATACCGATATATCCCAGGTTGATATGTGATTGAGTCTAGGTTGCACAATAGTTAAGCGAATAGTGTCAATATCAAACAGCAAATCGGTTGCCCTTAGCGCACCAATTCCATACAACATTAATTGCGCGTTCTCATCAGCGTCTACGCGTATACCTTTTCCATATTTAAGGTCAATAACGTGCATAAGCCTATCCGCTATAATCGTAGAGTCACCTGTTCCAAAACCACCTTCGACTATGTGTGAGTAGTCTAAGCGTTTTTCAACCATTAATACAGCGCCAGGTGTTTCACGTTTTGCGGCATTAAACTCTTCAAGCACGTAAGTTGTGTACTTATCAACTTCCTCTTCCATTTCATCTGTGTAAAGAGGTGACTTTTGAAGCTTTTTAACTTCTGTGTTGTAAACGCGTTTGGTTATTTCTTTATTACTTAAGCGCAGAGCTAAGTCTCCAAACTCGTGGGCTAAGGTTCCTTCTTGTGCATACACAGAGCTTTTAGACTCTGCAAACTTCTCTTCCAGCCTAGCACTAGGTGTGCAATTTATCCACCGCGTGGCTCCTGAGGCCGATAAGAGCGCGTGTTTGCGGTTTGTGTGGTTTACGTTAGCCATATTATAAAGCTTCTAAAAAATTCCAGAACTCAGTGTATTTTTCTTCACTAAGCTTTGTTACATTTGCTGCTCCAAGTTCTTTTAATTTAGCTTTCATTTCATTTCTGTGTGTTGCCGCTTTCTTAGCTACCGCTGCTCTCACGTCATTAATACTTACGTCTTTATTGGCGTCCACTGGAGCTTTGGTTTTTTCCTCTTTCGGGCTTTGGCTTTTTGTTTTTGGAACTGCTTTATCCTCTGTTTCTTTAACTCCTTTGGGCGGCTTTTCATAGTCTATTTTGTTTTCATTTACTATTACTTCAAAAAGATTGTCAAGTGCTGCTTTCTGACTTGCGTTTGATAAGTCAACCCTAATTGTTACTTTCGCTGTTGTTTTCATAAAATAATTTTGTTAATAAGTTCTAAGTAATCGTTGAGCGGTGTTGCTCCAGTGTGTATCACTGATTCGTGGACGAGAGAGTCATTATCAAATACACGCGTTATACTTGTGTCCACGTCAAGAATTGCTTTATAGCGCCCATTTGTGAAAATGACTTGCCTATTTTTGTGTGAGGGTTTCCAGCTTCCTCTATTATACAAGCTATCAATACTTACGCCAATTATGTGCGCAAATTTGCGTAGTTGCATAGAATCTAAATACGTATCACCTGACATGACACGATTTAATGCTAGACGCGGAAACTTATTACCTGGAAATAGCTGCTTAGCTATCTCGTTGGGATTAAGTCCATTGTCTGCGATGATCTGCTTTACGTTAACTTCTTTCATTTCATTTCTTAATTTTATAATGATACGAATGTAAGAAAAACTTTTGATATAAAAAAATATTTAACTTTCTTTATTATATAGTACCTCCAAAGGTGGTTGGGTCTAATTCACGCTGCATGTCATTGTCTACAGTTTCTGTTGTTAGAATTATCATATCTGCGCCTGTTAACTTAAACAGCGCTTGTCTAAAATCTTCTAAGTTTTTTGTTATTACATCTATTTGGACACCAAAAGGCTTTTTACCTGTCCTTACTATTTGCGCTTGTAATACTCGTGTCATATATACTTTAGTTTAAGTTGTTTTGGGTAATTCAAAGATAGTAATTTTATCCGAATTAAAAAATTAATTTGGTTTTTTTATTAAAATAAGTTTCTGTGTATTGTGGAGAAACAATAAAAATAATCATTGTTTCTCGGGTAACTTATTAAGGTTCAAAGCTTTACGCCTCATTTTAGACCCGGAGAAACAATAGAAACAATAATTCCCATATAACCCTAAAGGTGTTTATTCAATATTTCTATATAATATATCCTTTATTAAAGATGTTCTATATTATTGTTTCTATTGTTTCTCGGCAGCCCTAACCTAGTATTGCATTCGGATTCTGAGTAAACAATGTATTGTTTCTATTGTTTCTCATTGTTTCTCAGTAGGTCCATAATTGCCTCGGAGGGTTGGTTTTACTAAAGTCCGCGTGAATAAATGTCTTAGCAATTCCTTTTCTAGTGCAACCTTCTCTATTAAGCGCATCATCTATTTTGTACCGGTTTTTGCTAGTATTGCATTTGAAGTCTAATGCAACACCTTCAGTATGCGCGCCTGTGCCTGATCTACCTTTTGATCTATCCCAGGCAGGTGTACGGTAGGCTGAGTTTATAACCAAAGGTATTCCAGCATATTCTCGCACCCTGTCAAACCGAGTCATTGCTTCCTGGTCCATATCTTGCAAGGAGCAAGATGGAACGCATCGATTAAATTCTATCTCGCTGAAGTATATTGATGTTACCATTTTGAATGTGGTTAAAAAGTGTTTTCTTGTAATACTGGATCTTCTCTTTAAGTTCTGCGCAAGGCTTAACTTTGTATTCATGTTCGAAGCGCTTTATATCGCGTTCTAGTATCTCTCTCTTTCTCATATGTATTTGAACCAATCAAAAGCTTTTCTGTAGATTAGATAATCTAAGTTATCTTCGTTTTCGTAAGCCTCTATTTCAAAACCCATATTTCTATAAGCTTTATTTTTTGACTTGTACTTTATAAGTTTTACAAGCCACTCAATTGAGTACCATGCGTAAAAACCAAGTAGGGTAGCAAGTAGTGTTACCCACCACAATCCCATAAATAGCAGGGGTGCGGATAAGCAAAACGAAACAATCATTGACTCCTCTATTTGCGCGGAATGAATCCTCTCATGGTTCATGTTAACATCATCTATTTCAGCGTCACCCCTCACAAAGAGCACTCCAAATAAGTTAATAGCTTCATAGTTGCCAAATGGTATGTAATTCTGTCTAATTATTTTCATTAAAATATGTATTTTACACCAAATGAATGGTAATTTTTGTAAAGATAGTCAAAATTTTGGTTAAGTAGCTTAATATTGTATTTATATTCTAAGGCCCAATTGTCATATATAAAACCGCCACCCAGCCCACCATAACCAAGAGTATTATACTCAATCGAGGCAAAGATTTTAAAGGATTTTACTAGTTCTCTAGTCTCAACCGTTTTAAAGCCCGTATAAGCATAGTCAAATTTTGTTAGGTTATTCTGAGCAACAGACAAAGAAACATCAAGACGGCCCTCCGATTGATTATCAAAGACGTTAAATACATATCTATTCTCCTCTAAATAGTTTTGAATTATTTGCGCGGTATCAACCACCTGTACAACCACTCTTCCAGTATCTACATATAGCGTATCAGTGCGAAGTGGTAGGTGCACATCTTTAGCCACCCCTGTAAAAATAGGTGGCGGTACAGTAATACTGCCCTCAACTTTAGGTAGTGGAAATACTTCGGTTGAAGTAGTCACCATTGTTTTTCGCCCTATCCATATTCCAGTCAGTAAAGCTACCACTAGAATTGTTATATAAATTGTATTCTTCATTGCGTCTTTTTATTAGTCCGGGTAGCTTTATATTGTTAGCATACACCCATTTTTTTAGCTCCTCTGGATCTAAAGTACTTGCAAATGTTGATTGACTGAATTTATATATACCAACATTGAAAGCAAAAGAGCAAACAGCATCAAATTGATTTTGCGTTAACTCCATACCCATTGCATTTATATGCTGCTCTACGTGCTCCAGGTCGTCTGCAAGTAGTTCCTCTGCCTGCTCCATTGTTATTCTATTAAGCGACTGCGTTTGGTGGCCATACCCTATTGTTTTAAACCCTGCTGGACATTTGTAACTTTTGAGGCGCAAACCCTCATATCGCTTAATAAGATCAATACCTCTCAAGCTCACAGTATGAGATGAGAAATTATATTTAGTATTATTGCCTAAACCCACGGGGGCCAAAACAGGCAAAGCGGGTGTAAAACTCAACAAAATACTAATTAAAACATATATATATTTCATTGTTTTTGATTATCTAAAATTTCATTTGTATTTTCTTTAATCACATCTATTTTATGATTAAGAATATCCTCCACAGATTCTTTGTCTATCTCTAGTTTCTTGCTGATTTCAGAACTCAAAAATTTCTTAAAAAGTTTTAAAAAAGGAAAATTAGGATAGATGATTAAAGCATTCGCTGCGATACTCCACATTTCTACCCCTGCCATAATTGCAAAAATTAATTTAGATGAAAAGCACGTACCATCCCCATCTATAACTGCAGTCTCAATTATATAAAACAGACTAATGAAAAGAACATAAAAAAACAATTTTAAAAGGCTATTTTTAGCCTTGTTACTCAAAAACCCCTCTTTAGATTCACCCTCTCTCTTTCCATTCAAAGATACTGTAAAGCCTAATGCTAAGTCTATAACTGTTAAACCTAGAATAATGTATATCATAAAGCCAATTGGGGCAAAGAAAGACCCTAAAAAAACGATCATAGTCGCCCATATCCCCCCAGAGGTGTTTAATAATGCAATTGATTGTGTTGCTATATTATTCCACACCCCTACTATATTGTTAATCATATTTTCACCTATTTTTTGCCGTGTCATTTAAAAATGTCCTTCCTATTTATTCAAACACCTCGTTATACGCTTCATTGACTGCTACAATGATTTCCTGCTCTGTCACA